ACCGCCGGCACCGTGCGGGCCTTCCGCGCACGTCGTCTGGGGGATAACTCCTGGGCGCTGTACGCGATTTCGTAACCGACCCGGCCCCTGCTTCGGCAGGGGCCGACCTTTAGAGGTTTGTATGGCCGTAATCTATCTACAGCACCCCCAGCACGGCACTAAGGTAGCCACTATGGACGCCGAAGCAATTTATGATGAAGAGTTCGGCTGGATGCGCTATAATCCCGCCGCGCCGGCGCCTGCGCCGGATGATGAACCTGTCAATGGGCTGGCCGTCCGACGGCGCCGCCCCCGCGTAACCAAAGAGGACGACAGCGATGGCAACGGCGGGTGATCAGATAAATGGGGCGCTCCGGCTTTTAGGCGTATTAGCAGAAGGTGAAACGCCTTCCGCCGAAACTTCGCAAGACGCTCTTAACGCCCTCAACCAAATGATCGACAGTTGGAACACGGAACGGCTGGCCGTGTTTTCCACGCAGGACCAGGTTGAGACTTGGCCACCCGGCACAATTTCACGCACCTTTGGGCCGACCGGCGATATTGTGGGCGACCGGCCCATTCTTGTTGAAGACAGCACTTATTTCCGCGATCCGGCGTCTGGCATTTCTTACGGCCTTAAGCTGATCAATCAGCAGCAATACAACGGTATTGCAGTCAAGACCGTAACCAGCACATACCCGCAAGTGCTGTGGATTAACATGACGTACCCTAACATCGAGATGTACGTCTATCCGGTGCCGACCAAAGTGTTAGAGTTTCACATTGTGTCGGTCCAACCCCTGACGCAACCCGCTAATCTGGCTACAACGCTGGCGTTTCCGCCCGGGTATTTGAGGTGTTTCCGCTATAACTTGGCTTGCGAAATTGCGCCTGAGTTTGGTGTTGAACCTTCCCCGCAGGTCCAGCGTATCGCCATGACCTCCAAGCGTGACCTGAAGCGCATCAACAACCCTGACGACATCATGGCGCTCCCCTACAGCATCGTTGGCACCCGCCAGCGGTTTAACATCTTCGCCGGCAATTATTGAGGTGACATCATGACCACCGTAGCCATATCACAGCTTCCTGAAGCCACCACAACTTCCGGGGCCGATGTTTATCCGTTGGTGCAAAGCAGCATTACCAAAAAGATCACGTTCACAAATCTGTTTGCCAACGCCACCGGCGTTCCGATTATTGCGGGCACTACAGGAACGCTTTCGGTAGCGCGCGGCGGAACCGGGGCTACGGCGGCCACTGGCACAGGTAACGTGGTGTTGGCCACCAGCCCTACGCTAACGACCCCCACTATAGGCGTTGCAACCGCTACGTCTGTTAATAATGTAGCGTTTACCGCACCGGCGTCCCTTGCTACGCTTGTACTTGCGTCGGCCAAAACCTTTACGGTCAACCATTCTTTGACTTTGGCTGGCACCGACGCGACCACCATGACGTTCCCGTCAACAAGCGCTACTATTGCGCGCACCGACGCGGCGCAGACGTTTACAGGAACGCAAACTTTTAGCGGCCCTATCGTCGGCGGAGCGCAAGCACTATCTGGCGCCGGCGCGGTTAATATCACGCAATTGACCACCAAATTTACTTCTACTGCCGCAGGTAACGCGCTGACGTTGGCGGACGGCGTGGAAGGTCAGATCAAGGTAATTGTGTACGTCGCCGAAGCCGCAGGCGGCGACACTGGCATTTTGACACCTACCAACCTCGGCGCGGGCACAACCATTACGTTTAACGCTATCGGCGACGCTTGTATTCTTCAATTCCTTGGCACTGATTGGTGGGCCGTGTCGCTTCGCGGCGCCGTGCTGGCGTAATTTATGAAAACGCCGATCCTTGGGTCCACCTATGTAGCCCGCAGCGTCAACGCTGCGGACAGCCGCATGGTCAACCTCTTTCCAGAACTTGTACCGGAAGGCGGCAAGGAGCCGGCGTTTCTTCAGCGGGCGCCAGGTCTGCGTCTTCTGGCCACAATAGGCACCGGGCCGATCCGCGGCCTGTGGCAATTTGGCGGGTTTGGGTACGCTGTGTCGGGCAATACCCTCTACAAGATCACGACGGCGTGGACCGCGACGGCGCTGGGCACGATAGCAAACACCGGCCCTGTATCCATGTCAGATAATGGTACGCAGTTGTTCGTGGCCGCCAACGGGCCAAGCTACATCTATAACTCCAGCACCAATGTGTTCGCGCAAATCACAGACCCTGATTTTCCCGGCGCGGTCACTGTTGGGTATCTCGACGGGTATTTTGTTTTCAACGAACCCAATAGCCAAAAGGTGTGGGTAACAAGCCTACTTGACGGTTCCGCCATTGACCCATTGGACTTTGCCAGCGCCGAAGGTTCGCCCGACGGACTTGTATCTCTTACAGTCAGCAACCGCGAAATTTGGCTATTCGGCACCAATTCCACTGAAGTTTGGTACGACGCCGGCACCGCGGATTTTCCCCTTCAGCGCATCCAGGGCGCGTCAAACGAACTCGGCTGCACGGCGCCATATTCCGTAGCTAAGATGGACAACACCGTGTTCTGGCTAGGCGCCGACGCGCGCGGGCGCGGAATGGTGTACCGAGCCAACGGTTACGTCGGCCAACGCATCTCGACCCATGCGGTTGAGTGGCACATTCAGCAATACGGCAATCTGTCTGACGCCATTGGCTACACATACCAACAAGACGGCCATTCGTTTTATGTGCTGATCTTCCCGCAGGCCAATACGACGTGGGTGTACGACCTCGCCACGCAAGCTTGGCACGAGCGGGCTGGATGGGACAACGGCGAGTTTACCCGCCATCGCAGTAACTGCCAGATGGCGTTTAACAACGAGATTGTCGTCGGCGATTTTGAGAACGGCAACATCTACGCTTTTGATCTTGATGTGTACGCCGATAACGGCGCCATCCAACGGTGGTTGCGGTCATGGCGGGCGCTGCCGCCGGGCCAAAACACGCTGCTCCGCACGACGCACCACAGTCTGCAACTGGATTGCGAGACAGGCGTGGGCCTCGCGCAATATCCAGCGTATGACGCGGAAGATTTGATTGCGGAGAACGGCGATCTCTTGATAGCTGAATATGTGCAAAATGACATTACCACCGAAAGCGGCGAAGAGTTGACGACTGAAGCCGGAGACGGGTTTGAATTTATAGCCGACGTGCCCGATTATCCCATTCCGTTTGTGCCGCCAATGTACCTGACCACAACCAGTTACCCGGCGGCCCCCGGCTATAATCCTCAAGTCATGATGCGTTGGTCGGACGACGGCGGCCATACTTGGTCTAACGAACATTGGACCTCTATTGGCCTTATAGGCAATTACGGCAAACGCGCCTTCTGGCGCCGGCTGGGGATGACGCTTAAAATCCGTGACCGCGTATACGAGGTGTCTGGCACCGACGCGGTAAAAATTGCCATTATGGGCGCTGAACTGCGCGCCAGCCCGACCAATGCCTAGCCCGCCTAACATCACCAACATCCCGGCGCCGCGCGTCCCAATTATTGACGAGCGCACCGGGCTGTTGTCGCGGGAGTGGTATCGGTTTTTCTTTAACCTGTTTAACCTGACCGGCGGCGGCGACAATTGGACCTCGCTGCAAGACCTTCAGGTTGGACCGCCTAGTGCCACGGACGAACAGTTTGCCGCGTCTCGCACTGTCGCGGGGCTGTTGACGGCGCCCGACGGCTCGGCGCAAGAGTCGCAGATCGCCGTGTTGCAGAGCCAAGTGCAAGGGCTTTCTCTTGCGCCCCCACTCACGCCGCAGGCGCCCAACCCTGTTTTTGGGGCGTTTTACAGCACCGTAAACCAACCCGACGGCTCCACCACGACGGCGTATCCGCTGGTCTACGACACAATCCAGATAGAGCGGAACGTCGAGTTGCAGGACCGCACGGCGACGTTTACTGCGTCCATTGGCCCCGCCAGCACCACCATGACCGTAACCGCAATCAGCGCCGGCCCTATCTACCCCGGCATGGTCATCACCGGCACGGGCGTCACGGCTGGCACCTACATCGTGTCGCAGACGACCGGCACGGACGGCAGCACGGGAACGTACGTCGTCAGCGCGTCGCAGACCGTGGCGTCCACGACCATTACCGGGACGTGCAAGTCTAAGATCGTCGTGCATGAAGCGGGCACTTACAACGTCCAGTTCAGCATTCAGTTCGTCAACACCGACGCCAGCATCCACGACACGGACGTGTGGTTGCGGAAGAACGGCACAAACGTGGCCGACACCAACAGCCAGTTCTCGGTGCCCAACCGTCATGGCGGCATAGCCGGGCACCTGATTGGGGCGCTAAATCTGTTTGTGGAATTAGCGCCAAACGACTATGTTGAGTTGATGTGGGCGACCACTAACTCGGCTACTACAGTCCAATACATCGGCCCGCAGACCGGGCCTGTGCGCCCGGCTACGCCGTCTGTCATTGTAACAGTATCTTTGGCCTCCGTGCCGTCGAACCAAGGGGTGTAACATGGCCGTTACCGTAACCGTTCTGATCCCGGCCAAGACCGCCGAAGCCGCGCAAACGACGCAGTACACCTCGACCGGCGTGACGACGATCATCGACAAGTTCACGGCGACCAATTACAGCGCCGCCGCGGCAACGATTAGCGTCAACCTAATTACGGCCGCCGGGTCGCCCAGCAACGACAATTTGATTGTCAAGACCAA